GTCTCTACTATATTAGGAGTTCTTCCATTTTTTCTTCTAAAATCTGTTTGAATTTTATCTATATATGCAATGCCATAATACAAAGCATCATCTAAAGATAAATTATTATAGTCTTTAGTTGCTTGAGTATTATCCCAATTATAAGGGTATTCGCCTAAATGTACTTTAGCATCTATAAAAGCACCTTTTTGTATTTGCAAATCGCCTTTAGCAGCAGGATTATAATTATTAGTACCACTACTTTCTGCATACAATATACTATATACATCTGACTTAGATACATCTAAATCTTCACTAGTAGCAGTTAATAAATTTATATTTATATAATCATTAACACTATAAGTATTTTTAAAACTAGGATTTTCTTGATTTATAAACTGACTAAAATTAGTATCAGTAGCGTCTAAAGTAATATCTATTTCTTGAGGAGAAACATCACTACTAGGAATTAAACTTCCTTCTTCGGTTAAAGGGGAAGATTCTCTAGAATCATTAGGATCATACTCAATATTTCGTGGATCACTAATTACTTCTCTGCCTGTATAGGCATCTCTTAACCCACCAAAAGAATACCATTCATCTCCTGTTTTAGGTTTTAATCTTTTTCCTGTAACTACTGTTTCTTCTAGAGCCATGTTTAAGACATATCTTGTTTGGGTTCTACTAATCCTTCTGGAGCAGGTGTTTCTTGTGGACTTACTAGTTGTCCTGCTTTATCCATTTCATCAAGACCTTGCAGAGCAGCAGTTCTCATTTTTTCATACTGAGCTAAACCGTGATACCTAACTACATTAGCAGGTACTACTAGTTCTCCTTCAGATAATAATACTAACTGATCATCTGCTACTTCTTCTGCTGTAGCTCCTGGCGGTGCTACTTCTATACCTAAATTTTTAGCCTCTTCTGCCATTTCTGGGGATACCATATCTGCAGAAGGTGGGGGTGGTGGCATACCTCCTAAAGCTATATTACCTTCTTGAGCACGCCTATAAGGCATAACTGTTCCTCCTGTCTGCATAAAAGTACGAGTAACTGGTGTTTTATTTGCTGCAAAAATATTTTTATTTTTATCTTTACCTTGGTCTTGGTTACTAGCTACCATAGCATTTAGTTTATCCATTTCCATTTTATTGACTGCTCTAGGTCCGCCTCTAGTACCTACTAAATTAGTAGGTTTTTTACCTCTTAGGTTAGGGTTTTTATTGTTATCAAACTTTTTGTTTACAAGATTTAAATCTCCTTCTTTTCTAGTTTGATCTATTACATTAGCCATTTATCTCTCCTTAGCTGATTGTTGAGCTTCTTCTCGTAGTGTCAACAATCGTTGAAGCTCTATTATCGCACCTTGTAATATATGTATTTTACAATGGTCCGTCTCTCTATACAGATTCTTTGTTAAGGAATCTATCCTTTCATTAGCATATTGAATGAGAGCTTCATTATGCTTTGGATCATTTACACAGGGTAATAGTTTTTTAGCTGTATCTTTTATCATTGTACACCTTCAGGAAATACTGGAGATTGTCCTGAAAACCCTGGCATTTCTGGCTCAGGAGCAGCTCCTGGACCTATATTTGCGTTACCTACTCCTGCAGGATTAGTAGATGTTGGTGCTCCTCCTCCTTCTGGTGTAGGAGGTCCTTCTGGTCCTTCTGGTCCTGCTGAAGGAGCTTGAGGCATCATTCCTGCAGCTTTCATCATTTCTGCTTGTTTAACTGCCTCTCTTTCGTCATTTACAAATTTTTCAGCATCAAGATCAAAAGTATGAGCTATTTCTCTTAGTATTACTGGAAACTTTATAAACGGTGCTAATGTTGGAGAACTTCCAATTTGCATGAGCTGAATGAGTCTTTGACTTCTTACTTCGTTTCGCATCAAACTTTCAGTTCCCCTTGCTTTAACCTCTATATCGCCTTTTATCTCTTCATCGAAATTAAATTGTTGGTTGAATGCATAAAAGGCTTCCCCTAAAGGTTGTAGCAAATAGTCATCTATATTTTTAATAACTGTTTTAATAGAAAGCTGTGCAGCCCCCATTAACATAGATATTCCTGCGGCAGTTCTACCTGTTCCTTGTACTCCTGTTTGACCATGAGAAAAGGATGGTATACCTGTAGCTTCATCGGAGAGCACTCTGGCTTTATCAAACATTTGCATATTTTGATTTGATACATTTGGATAACTTGTCGCAAATAATGCTTGTCCAGGTGCTCCGCCTTGTCTTCTAAAAATTTTGCCAGGATATAATTCAAGATCTTGTCCTGGCACAAGATTTGTTTCGTCTATCTCGAAAATTAAATTACCTGCTAGTACGGCATTATCTACAGCCATACGCATAAATCCGTTCATTAATTGTTGTGTGTCTGACATATTTTCTGCTAGACCTACACCATAAAAACTATAAGGATTTAGCTCATAAGGAGCAGCAAAATAAGGAATACGATTAGGCACGAAAGGGTTAATCGCCAATCTAAGGATTTTACCATTTCCCACCCAAGCGTTAATTTGGACAGTATCCATGTCTTCGTATTCATCAGGGATATCGAGACCTGCATCTTCTGCCATATCTCTGTCAATATTTCCCCAATACTCGTAAACTTCAAACCTATCCACGCTATAACTTTTTGAATCTTCATCTTCAACTTGTGTCTCCCACCATTTACGGACATAATTAGTGCCCATTTCTATACACTCATTAATAGCTTCGCTATCAAAAAGTGGTCGCTTTTTAAGCCCCCTTAAATCAGATTTTGAAAGTTTATGTCTTTGAACTACAAATTCTGCTTGTTCCATATTCTTAGCGTCTGGATCAGGGTAAAAATTCCAGACAGAAACAAACTCTAATTTTGGTACTGTTGTTATTATAGGAGAGTAATCAACTACCCCCTCTTCATTTTCTTCCCAGTTAGGAGTTTCTTTATCTACGGCAAAAGGTCCTTTTAAAACACCTGTACCAAATAACGCCATTTCAAAAGCTGCAGATCGTAAATGTTTAGATGCAGAAGATTCTTCTAATTGATCGAGAACAGTTTTTTCCATTTTCTTTGCTGCTTGATCTGCAGGATGATAAGTAATTGATGTAGGAGTTACTCCATAACCTTCTTGTAAATTTGGTAAATCTTCTTGTAATTTATTAACTAATGCACTAGTAGTAGCACCTGGCTCTAAATTATTTCCATCTCCAGGAAATCCATAAGGCGATTGTTGAGGAAGATTAGAAGATAACGGATCAAAATGAACAGCTTCTTCTATACCTTCTGGAACTCTAGTAGATTGTATGCCTATAGGAAATCTTTGTCCTGCAAATAAAACATCAGTTATTTGACCATATGCTGCCATAACTTTTGTTTTTGTTACTTTAATAAATACTTGGCTTTTTTCACTTTCTGTAAATTGATTATCACTACCATATAAACCTCTATAGTTTCTGTAGGATGTTAGCCATCTTCTTTCTTGATCATATCTAGCATCTTCTGATTTACCATATGCCGATACTATATGAGAAGCTAAACTATTTTCTTCTCCCTCTAAAAGATTATCTTCTACTTTTGTTTCTTCTTCTGCCATTTTTTGTCCTTCTAATATCCAAACGATTGATCGAATGGTTGCCATCTTTTAGGTTGATGTTCTGGGTTATAATCAAACACTGACCTTGGCACTGGTCTTGACATGATACCATAACGCAATGCGTCATAGCCATGATCATAATCTATTTTCGTATTAACATCTTCTGGGTTATTTTTGTCTAAAGGTATTTGAGGTAGTTCTGCAATTAGTTGTGTACAGTTCTCAAAAAACTCTATACCTGCTTCTCCCATATCTTCGTCAACTCGTAAAAGTCTATGCAGTTCATTTTTACCTGCTATGCGACTTCCCTTGGTCCTGTCGGATGGTCTCCATCTACATCCTCGTTGGACCATTGTTTCTGCAATACTTGGTCCTGTTTGACCACGCTGTTGCCAACATGATGAATCGAGGACTCCGTATGTAATATTTTCGTTCCCTGCTTTATGCTCGATATCGAGAATGATATCTGCGAGCTCTTCAGCAGTTTTTTTACGAACATAAAGTTCTCTATATACCGTGATCTTACCATCAGGTCTAGCAGCCATCCACAAAACGACAGACCAACTACTATACCCATAATCACAAGACCGAAATTTTCTCCATGACCTCGGAATGTCATAGGGTTGAACAACATGCTTATCTCTGGAAAATTCATTAAACGCAGCTCCTTCAGCTATATCCCATGATCCCTCCAAAAGTTGTTTCCGTTGTACTTCTGGTAGAGATAATAGGTTTGCCTCATACTCACCTGACTCAGCTAAATAAGGATTATCCGATAGCTTTGCAGGAATGAATCTACGCCTAAAAAGTGGATTACCTTCTTTCTCGTGCCCTTTCGGCCACTTTAAAGTTTTTCCAGACTCTATATCCGTAGCATCAAATGCTCTATTGAAAGGAGAAGGATCAATAAACATTTTCTTTACCCATATATGACCAGGACCACCTGGGTTACTCGTAGCTCTCATATAAATAGGTAATTTAGGATCTGTTGTTCTAAGTCTTGATCTTAAATAGTCCCATGCGTAAGGAGTAGGATACTGTGTGAGTTCATCAACCCCAATCCATGTAAATGCTTGTCCTTGATATCGCAGAACATCTTTGTCTTGTTCTAGATATGTCATCCAGATTCTAGCCCCAGAAGGAAAAGTCCATAAAGACTTTCTTTCACTCCAATGTGCCCCTTTAAATACTTTAGGGTACATATCTTGACTTTTCTGTACCAACTCTCTTAATTCGTCATTAGTTCTACGAATTATTAATGCAGAGTGATTTGGATTATCACAATATCTTAAAACATCTGCTAACAAGGCATAAGATTTACCTCCGCCTGCTGCACCCCCATATAATACTTCTCTTTCATTAGATGCCAAAAACTCTGTTTGAGGACCAGAGTTTGGCTTAAAAATTATAGGCTGTTCTTCACGAACTTCTTCCTCTACAACTTTCAATTTCTTTTCAGCGTGTTTTAGTTTGCGTTTAGCTACTTGCGTTGCTTTCTTTGCGTTTGTAAGCTTCTGCTTCTGCACTGAGGTCTTCTTGCGTTTCCTCTGCTGCCTTGGCTTTGGCTTGTCTCCATCTAATACGAGCTGCTTTACTTCTTTTGTCACTTAGTTCCTTTTTTGCCATTTTATAAAGGGCTACATGTGATATCTTTCTACCTGTCTTAGCTGATAACCACTTTGCTACTTCTCTGTAACTTGATCCTTTTAAATACTCTTTTGCTTTTTCTAAATATGCTAATTCTAACGGTACTTCTTCTAATAAATCTGTAGAGCCTTCAACTAACTTCCATCCATACGGTATTGTAGATGAAAGTCTTCTTTTATATATCGTTTGTTCCTTCTTCTGTTCCATCTTGTTCATCGTTTTTTCTAGGTAATAGAAAAATTCCTTGTGGAGCTTTTACTTCAACTTTATCTGTCTTGCTTACGCCTATTCTATCTAATACATCTTTTGCTGCAGCTAGTTTATCTCTGTTGCCCATTTCTACTGGCTCGTCTATAACACCTACAATAGCCATTGCTGCTTTTGGTGCATTTGCTGCTAAATAATTTTTAGATGCTGCTATAATATCTTCTTCGCATCCTTTTAATACATCGCTTATAGAAGTGTTTTTTGAATATTCAGCCATGTCCATAGCTGTTCTATAATTGCCTTGTGCTTCTCCGAATAATGCTTTTATAAACATTTGTTGTTTGGGAGTCAAGTTATCCTCCTATTACTATTTGTTCTACGACAGTTGTTACTGTCAAATCATCAGCAGCTCCTGCTGTAGCAGTTATTAAATCTCCTGCTTCAATCCCTATAAGAATATCATTTAACCAAAGATACCCACTTGCTGCTATACTATTTGCCCCAGTCAACGCATAATAAGTTGTTGCTGAAGCATCATACCATTCTAATTTTAGTGTTGCTGCATTAGATGCGTCAACATTTCCTGCTATAATCTGTCTAACTATAGACCGATGGTTGGAGGGTACTGTATATACAGTAGTCCTATTTGTAGACGATAATGCTACAGATGATGTTACTAGTAACCCTCCTTGCATCATTAACCTACTAAGTTAGCTAAAATAAGAAGTGCTACTAGACCAATACCAATATACATACCAATCTTTTTCTGTCTAGCAGAAATTTCCACTACTTCTTTTTTAGGC